TTTAACTTGAGCTCCTGCAAAGGCAGTAACAATAGAGTAATATGCACTAAAAGTCCAAGTTCCTGCTGGTATTGTAGTTACTCCAGGCTCTCCAGCATCTGTAATAAACGCAGCTATTGTACCTGCTCCTGTTTTAGTAAAGTTTGATGAGGTTTCTACCTCTTGAGTTCTGCTCATTTGCTTACACACAATGCCATCAAAGACACCTCCACCAAAATCTCCATTAAAGAAATAAGTAGCGTTGCTATCATATTCATATAAGACTATATTCGTTCCGTTTATTACTGATGCCATAGTTAAAGTTATTTAAGAGCCTAAGTATTTTATTGTTTCTACTGATGCGTTATCGGTATTTGTAATCTCTAATAATTGCAATGATGTTGTTCTATCTCCATAACTATCTACAGTTAATCTATTAGCCATAAATGTTTTATTATTATAGCTTAAAGCGTCTGTTGCAGAATCCACTACTGCATATTTCTTATTCAAATATATGGTAGTATTACTAGATTCAGATATACCTAAATCACCTTCCAATGTAGCAAGGTTTTTATTAAATATATTTGAGTATTGTCTACATATTAATTGTGTTAAATTACTATATGTTCCAGCCTTCCCATACCTATACCAATTCTGTAGTTTAACTAATGAATTATTAAACAATGAACCAATGCTATTAGGTACTGTTAAATCAGGGTAATTAGCACCATAAGGTATTTCTATTTCTTTTAATAATGCTTCATTTGTTCCTAATTTCCTTTGTACTTCAAGTGCATTGTATTGTCCATTTGATTGAGTTAAAGATAAATTATTGAATCTAAATAAACTAGAAGCAGAACTTACTACAAACCCTATACTTATATATCCTATAGCTACATCAACATTGTCTAAAGTACCGCCCCCAAGTGGTATTTCAAGCGAATAATTTTTGAATGGCCTTCTTGCTTCAACAGATCCAACAGGAGCACCAGAATCTGGTATTAAAATATATGTGTTTATGTCACTTGACCAACCCCCATTTGAATCTAAAATATATGTATTTGATCCAACGAATAATCTTATAATTAAATAACAAATTCCTTGAATACCATATCCAAGAGTAGAGCCTAATCTATATGTAAAAGATAGCGTTGCATTAGAGTTGCCCATTTTAGGTAAATATCCAAGAGAGCCTATTTCTCCTGTTGTTTTAAATGTAGCTACACCTGCACCTGATTGTTTTATTCTAACATCATTAAACTCATCATCAGGGTATTCGTAAACAGTTAAAGAGCCTGTTCCAGATAATCCAGCAGTAAATCCAACTGGGGCAGTAGTAGAGTTTATATATTGCTTAAAATCACCATCGTTTATATAGTTTTTAGCGTAGGAATATGGTGTTGTTACCTTAAGCCTAGAATACCCTTTTTTTGTTATTTTGGTTTGACTATTATTAATAAAGTGCACATTGCCTTCACTATAAGGATCAATAGAGATGCCTGTGGTTAGTGTTCCCGATTCTGTTAAATAAACAACGGTATCTAACAAGTATTTTGTATAATAGTTTGTTGTACCAGCCATTTCATTTATAGACATAATCCACCAATTACCTTGGTATTGGAATAATCTACAACCAAAAGACTTAACAATATTATCTACTATTGTAAAATAATCTAACCCTACAAAATCTCTTCTAAATTGGTATGTTTGTACGAATGGTTCGTTATCCGTAGAAGTCGCCCTATCCATCATCCCTTCTGCAAAATAAGAGCAACAAGAATATAGGTAAGTATAAGAATCGTAACCAATGCTATATAATGCCGTATTTAATACACTCAATAGGTTTGTTGTTGCATTTGTGTTTCCTTCTAATGCGCTATATGTGGTATATTTTAAATATGATAACGCATCTACACATACAAAATTAACCTCTTGGTTTCCTGTTGTAAATGGTAGATTTATATAATCATTGAATAAAAATCCCTTCCACTTTATATTGGTACTTGCCCCTACAATATTTACTAACTCTACATAATATTTCCTATCATCTGCATTTAGCAAATCAGGGAAATTATCATAATCATCTTGAGTTGATATTAAAAAAGAAACATTTAATTGAGATGATATAATCCCTCCTAATGGATCTTCTTGACTAGAATTAGGTTGCAACAATATACTTGTAGGCTGATATGTTTTAACAGTAGAACTGTAATCCTTTTCATAAATATTTACAACTAATGTTGAACTATTACGAAGTGCTTGAGTTAATGTATATCTTAATCCGTATGCCATTATACTAAACTTATATTTTGTCCTTTAAGATTTGATGCCTTTTGTGCCCTATTTACAGACAAAAGTAAGTCTTGTCCTCTTAACATAAAAGTTCCACCTCCACCTCCACCAATCATGTCTTTAAGTTTGTCTAAAGGGGCAACTACCTCTGGATTGTTTTGAGCACCTGGGTATTCACCCATTAAGCCATATGTAGGCCCACTAATAATACCGCCATTAGCAAAACCATCAAACATTGTAAGTGGCTGAGATACTCCACCTCCTGCACCTGCCCCCATTTTAGGCAATCCCATTCCTTGAGAAACAAGCATTTTAAATGTAGAGCCTATAGCCGCAAAATCTACTAAGCCAAGTGCAGCCATTAATGCAACTGCAATAGCAGCGGTTACTATTACTTTTGCTAATTGCTTTAATAAATTTGTAAAAACTGATTCTAATGCTTCGCCTATACTAGCCCCCTTCTCAACCATCATATCAAATGCAGGAGCTAATGCAGACATGATTGCCATACCTAATTGCAATGTTGCTTGTGCAGAAGATTTTATAAGTGCATTATTTAGCCCAATTTGTTGCTTCGTTATTTCTCCTGTCTTTTTTACATAATCTTCATAAGAAATTAAGTTAAACCCATAAAGAATATCAAAATATGCTTGTTCTTCTTTTAATATTGCTATTTGCTGATCTTTGTCACCAGTAGCAAGATTCATCTTATTTTTATAAAATTCGCTAACAGTCTTTAAGCTATCTTCATAACCTTTTTGTCCTCTAGCTATTCTTTCTTTATTCCTTTTTTCTTCTTCCTTAACTTCTTTATCATACTCTTTGGCTTGTTCAACTGCGAGTTTACTTTGCTCTTCAAGAATCTTTCTGCCTGTTTCTGCTTGTGAATTTAGTATTAACTGATTATATGTATCCTTAATTGTTTGTATATCCTTACCGCTTTTGCCTTCTATTTGTGCTTGTCTTACGGCTAAATTTCGTTGTGCTGCTAAAATCTCTTGCTCATAACTAGCAAACATTAATAAGTCATCTTTATAATACTTTTGCTTAGCCTGTAATAATGCAATATTAGGATCTTGCAAAGTAGGGGTACTTGTTTTACCGCCCTTACCATCATCCAATCCAATAGACGCTTTTGTGCTATCGGTATATAATCCGCTTAATCTATTTAATTCTTTATCTATTATATTTACAAATGATTTTATTTCATTCTCTTGCTTCCTTATGCCTCCTACACTAGCATCAATTAAACCTTGTAAATTCTTTGCAGATGATGGAAATTGTTTTACAAAATTTACTGCTGCTTGAACTCTAGCAGTTTTTTGTAACGCTAATTGATAAAGCTCTTCATCTTTTGCAAACTTTTCTGCTGATAGTTTGTTTATTTTACTTGCAATAGCAGTTGCTTTTGCTCTTTCAATTATCGCTGTTTTTACACCGTCTGTGGCAGTCGCAACATCTCCATTTAATATTCTTTCTTTATCTAAGTTTCCAAAATAAGAAGGATATTCATCTTGTAGCTTTTTTACTGCCAATAGTCTTTTATCCATTGAAACCTCTTGGTCACCTGCAATAGATACTAATGAATTCATTTTAGCTATCTCTTCACCTGCCGAACCCATTGATGATTTAAGTGTTTCATTATATTCCTTTTGAGCTTCATTTAAAGCATTTGTAGCATTTTTTGTTTTAAATAAACCTGCATCCCATGCAGTAAATAAAGCAATAACTGCTGAACCAACTAAATATAATGGCCCTGCCATTCCAGCCACTCCGCCCATAAGAGCAGGTAAGTTGTTTTGAATACCCCTAAAACCATATGGTAAATCTTGTATAACTAATGCAAAGTTTGTCCATTGCATATTAGACTTCTTAACAGAACTAGCTGCTGCTGCACCTACTTGTGCTGCCTTTGTTTGTGCGGTTGCTAAATGACCAACACTAGAAGCTAGAGCATCCGTACTTCCTTTAGTAAATTTTAAATCAACTCCTATACTTTTTAAATAATTAGAAAAAGCCTTTGTTGAAGCAGGGACATTCCCTAAATCAAATTGAAAGTCAACTTTAATCATTTGATTATCTGCCATTATATTATAGGTTTAACAATTTTATATTTATTTAACACTTCTTTTAGCTCTTCTTCCGTCATTACTCTTTGCTTCACAAAGTTACGAGTATCGCAGTCTAATTCAATAAGCTCTTGTGGCTTAACCTTCTTACCCTTTGGTAATTGAATATTGATTAGTAGTGTTGTCTGCCATCTAGCTCTAACCCATTGTTGTTCTTCTTCGTGCCTGTATCCATACCACACAAAATCTAATTCAGCCATGGTCATCTCCCAAAACAAATGGGGAAGCACTTTGCACTCCCCCATTGTATATCTTTCTATGTCAATCCACTCTAATTTTTTTTTACTCCATCTTTTTTACTTGACTTTGTTGGCTTATCATCTATACCGCTATTCATACTTTCTGCAAGTGCTGACATCACATCTTGGAACTTTTGTCCACCCATTCCTCCAATATCATCTATCCAATCACACACTTCCATCTCTGTAAAGCTTGGAGTGATTCCTTGAGAATATAATGGATATTCTGCACCCGATTTCAGTAAGTTAACAATAGCATCAAGTGAATCTTTACCACTTAAAGCTTCTCCTATGTCAGAAGGCCCTATCCCTTGTAATTGACAGAATCTTTTAAGACTCCATGTACAAAAACGCATCGGTATCTTCTTTCCATCGGAAAGAGTTAGTTCAAATTGTCCTCTCATATGTTTGGTTTGTTTGGTTTGTTTTTACTATGCGTTAGTACCGATAGTTAATGCTCCTGTTCCTTTGAAAGAAACTGAGTAAGTAACTGGGTTCTCCATATCAGCGGTCATATCTACACTCTCAATAAATGCTGAACCTGAATAAATAGTATCACCTGTTACTGGAGTTACACCACCAACTGTTGAGTTATCTACTGTAGTAAACTTAACTGTAACCGCAGTTCTAGCGATTGCTAAATTAGATAATTCAGTTGTGCTTATGTAAGTAGCAACTGCACCAGGTACTACTGTAGCCAATCCATCAGTTGTTAAAGACCAAGACTTTTGTCCACCAATCTCATCAGCCCATCCTAAACTTTGTTTAGTAGAAGCATCAGGAGCATCGATAGCAATGCTTAAAGAACATGAAGTCGCAAATGCTATTACTTCAGTTCCAATTAGAACTACTAATGAAGTTCCGTTAAATACACTTGTTGTTGCCATTTTATTTTATTTTTCTTTTATGTTAATTGATTCACGAAATGATCCATTGTTATCACCCTTCTA